ACACACCGGCGTAAAGACGTTTCAAAAATGGCAGGGAAAATGGGATTGCCTTGAAACCTGCTGGCTACTGGCATTGTCATGCACAGCCTGTCTGATGCAGGTTGTTCTTTTGCTTGATTGGTACATAAAGAGCGGGTGGGATATCATAGGGATTTACGATAATATGTTGTGGAGTTATATGCACTATTGCGCTGCTCGCGCAATAGGAGCATTCCACAAATGCGTGTGGAAACATGGATGAAATATGTTCAAAAATTTATTGAGGAATGGCTAACCCTGATTGCGCTTGCCGCATTCGCGGGATTCATCGCTTGTGTAAATCATAATTCTTTACAAAAAATAACAGCGCGTTATTTCGCTATCAGTATGCTTGGCAGTATCCTAATTGGTGTAATAACAGTGTTATTTTTGGACGGCGTGAACTGGACAGATAAGCAAAAACTAGGCGCTGCTGTTCTGGCCGGATATATGGCTACACCACTTTTGCATGGTTTTTATAAACTGGCAGAAGTGTTTCAAAAAGACCCTGAAAAGTGGATCAATCGTAAGTGACACGCATACCCAATAATTTCAATGGTGACGGTTTATCATGGAAAAACGCTTCAAAAAAGTGGTGAAAAACCCTGAAACCGGGCGAACAAAAACCGTCCGGTATGGTCAGGCAGGTAAAGCTAAGGACGGAGGAGACAGAATCCGTCCAGGTACGAAAAAAGGTGATGCTTATTGCGCCCGCTCCGCTGAGATTAAGGGGGATTGGAAGGATGATCCCAACTCTCCAAATAACCTATCAAGAAAAAAATGGAAGTGTCGTGGAAAAAAATCAATGAAATGAAAAAAATGTATTGCATTTCTATAAAATGTGATATATAATAGGCACTAGCATGAAAAAAGACCTGAACGAGCGCCAGAAAAAGTTTGTCGAGGCCCTGTTTGATAGCGATGTCCGGGGCAACTTCACGCTTGCCGCCAAGAAAGCGGGCTATTCGGAGAATACGGACGGCGTAGAAGTCGCTGATGCTATTGACGACACATATATTCTGGAGCAGGCCGCTCGATATTTGAAGCGATCAACGCCTAAAGCAGTAATTGAATTGATTTCTTTGCTGGAAAATCCTCCCCCTAACTCGGAGAATATCCGTAAAGTCGCTGGGGATATTCTGGATCGCGCCGGTATCGTTAAGAAAGACGCACTTGATATTACGGTGCAGGCACCTACAGGGATTGTGATTCTCCCGGCCAAGAGGGAAGAATGAGGGAAACCCCCTTATCCCCGGTGGAGATGGACAATAGTCTGCGGTACAGGTTTGGGCTTCCTGTCAGAAAGAGAGCCAGAACCACACCATTCGGCTATATTGATCTTGGTAATGGTTGGCTTGAGCCGAAAGAAGATGTTTTTGTTGCTCTTTGTAAATCAATTCAATACCTTGAAGAAAATTGTTCCCAGCGGGCAACGCTGGACTGGTTACAGACGGAAGCCAAAGAGTCTTTGAACCTGAGCGCATTCCAGAAGATTGTGAGAATCCGACCTCCGTTCAAGAGTTGCTGGAACAAGAGCCGGGGGGAACGGCAAAAAATGTATGACGAAATTACCAGCGGTCAAAAAATCAGCTCGTTTGCCGAAACCGAAGGGGCAGACGAAGCCTAAAAAGACAGCGGTTGCAATTGTACCACAGCAACCGGACGAATATAGAATGACTTCCAGCGGACACATTGTCCGCGATGAAGTGGAGTACATATTCAAGCCGCACCTTGGGCCGCAGACGGCCTTTCTGGAAGCAGGGGAGTTTGAAGTACTACACTCCGGGGGCAGGGGTTCTGCCAAGAGTCACGCCCTTGTTGCAGATATTTTGCATTATGTTGGACACCCGGACTTCAAGGGGTTGCTTCTCAGGAAGCAGTTGAAGGACTTGGAACAGCTTATTGAGCGGTGCAAACAGCTCTTTTTTAAAGCTATTCCAGGAACTAAGTGGAAAGAGCAGGACAAAAAATTCCTGTTCCCCGCTGGCGGATTTCTCTGGTGTGGGTACTTTGAAACAGACTCCGATGTGGAGCGTTATCAAGGGATGGAATATTGCGTTTCTGTTGACACGCCAATTTTGATGGCAGATGGCAGCAGTAAAAGAATGGGTGACATTCAAGTTGGGGATTTAGTCGCTACTCTTGAAGGGGCAAAGCCCGTCACCCACGCTATGGAGCCATATCTAGCTCCGTGTGTTACAATAGAGGGGGAGGGAGTTAAACAAGATCATCCGGTTTGGCACCCTTTTTTAACCTCTTCGGGATGGCAGTCATACGCATCTCTTCTGGATACCAATTCCAAAGAGTTTGCAGAGACAGGCCAAGTATTTTTACCGCATCCTTCCTTGGATGTTGTTGCAAAACTTGCAGTACATATTCCCTCTGCGGACGATGGTACTCAAATTTCCACTGGATTTTATTCCAAACCAAATAATTCCAGACAGAGCTTTTGCCACAACCAAGAATTTTTGCCGCTTGACTGGCAGAAACAGAAGGATCTTCAGCAAGCTCTCGGAGCTTCTGTAAAAAATCAGGGCAAAAATCTAGCCTTCGATCAGAATGCTCAGTCTTTAAGTGATGCGAGTGGCTTGGGAGGAGTTCTAAGTTCTCAATGCGGTTGTCAGAGCGATCACCATTTATGTGGTGGACAATCTCTTTGTCAACAAGGAAACGGCCTAAATGAAGCTCCATTATTAGACGATGCTGTAGAACATATCCACGATTATCTCTCCGTGGATGCTCTGGACAGTATTCAGCTAAGTAGCCGTCGCATCGAACGTGGATACCAGCATCCTTACGACGGAAGGGTACGGGAGACGGAGTGGGAAAGTTCTTTAGTGGCATGTAGGATGGCCTTTTCTGGCTACAAAATGGTTAGGGACATCACAGTTGATGTTGCAAACCATTATATCACAGCCGGTGCTGGTTTGGTCAACAGAAATTGCTGGATTGGAGTCGATGAGGTCTGCCAGCTTTCAGAAGAAGAACCCTACCAGAAGCTGTTGATGTCGCTCCGTAGCAGCAAAAGCGACATTAAGAAGTGTGTAAGACTGACAGCCAACCCTTCAGGTGTTGGCAAACATTGGGTCAAAGCCCGTTTTATTGACCCTGCACCGATGCAGGAAGTCACTTATATTGATGAGGAAGGCGAAGAAAACCACTACCTCATGAACAGATTTGATGTCGAGTATGATGTTTCTGGCACCAAGATTATCTTGAGCCGGAAAACAATCAACTCCACGGTCTTTAATAATCCGTCTCTGAAACGAGACCCACAATATATCGCACAGCTTCAATCACTCGGCAACGAAAATCTGAGGAGACAGTGGTTAGATGGAGATTGGGATGCTGATGACGGGCTGGCTTTCAGTGAATTTAGTAAAAGAAAGCATATCTGTGAGCCGTTCCCCATACCACAAAGCTGGAAGAAGTTCCGAGCAGCAGACTGGGGATTCTCGTCAAGAGCGGCGTGTCTCTGGTTTGCGGTCGATCCTGTTGGCCGTTTATATGTCTATCGTGAATATGGGGCAACCAATGAGCGCCCTGAAAAGTTTGCAGAAAAAATACTGTTTCTTGAGCAGGAAGAATACATAAGTTATGGCGTTCTTGATGCCAGCGCATGGGATAACCGGGGCGCTACGTCGCCCGCTATTATGATGATCCGCATGGGCTGTACATGGAGGCCAGCGGATAACAAGACAAAAGGTTCTCGTCCACACGGGAAGATGCTGGTGCATCATTATCTTGCAGAAGACCCGCACGATAACAAGCCCAGACTACAAATTTTCAGCAGTTGCAAGGAATTGATAAAAGAATTGTCAACCCTGCCACTGGATACAAAGAACCCGGAAGACGTGGATACTGATGCTCCCGACCATTTTTATGACGGGTTACGTTATGGCCTACTAAGCCGCCCGGCAAAGCCAAGTTTACTTTCTAATCGCGGGGCAATTATCCGCCCGGCACCTCCTGTCATCCTGAACCGAAAGACTGGTTACTGAAATGAAAACAAAGAACGCCCCCTTCCTTACCGGCGGCACCACTTCCAACAGCATGGACTTTACTGCTTGTTGCGAGAGTGTTCTCTACAAGCCGATGCCCAAAAAAGGCGGCAACCGCGCAGCAATGAGTGCAAAAGAGGATGTTCCTTTGTATGCACCTATGCCTAAAAAAGGCGGTAAGGGTTCAAACATGACCCTTCCGACCGGCGGCGCTAACAATCTCGTGAACTAATAATGAACGTCGAAGCGGACATTTCAGAGGAGCTTCTTGCTATCGGGCCGGAGGAGCTACAGAACGTAGCCTCCCCTGAAGCATATAGCCCTGCTGAATACGATAAAAAAGCCCGTTTTCAGCGGGTACACGCATTCGTCCGCGACAGGTACACCATTGCCAAGGATGCCCGGATGCCGCATGAAACGCGGTGGCTCGAAGCATTGAGGGCATGGCGCGGGGATTTATCGGCAGAAGAATCGGCAAATCTTGCTCAACTTCGGCAGTATAACCCCACTGTTTCAGAGATTTTCATCAAGATCACCAAGACAAAAGCAGAAGCTGCCCATGCGCAGATTCTTGAAGTTTTGTTGAGTGATAACAAGTTCCCTATCGGTGTGAAGCCAACCCCAATTCCCCAAGGAATTGAAGAAGTTGTACACCTCACCCCTGAGCAACAGGGGCCGCAAGATGTGTATGGATACCCCGGCGATGGAAAAGAAATTCCTCGCGGTGCTACAGCATCTACCATGCTTTCCGGCTTTGGCGATACGCTGAAGCGTAAGATCGGCAATATAACCGGCAAATGGAAAGAAGGCCCCAGCCCGGACAAGACAAAAGTTCCGCAGGTTCACCCTGCCGAAGAAGCCGCTTACCGTATGGAGCGGCGCATCCAAGACCAAATCGAAGAAACCCGGCTTATTGATGATCTCATCAAGGCCACACAAGAGCAGGTGATTTATGGCACAGGGGCAATCAAAGGGCCGTACTCCGTATATGAAACCATCCCAAAATGGGAAAAAAGCGGCTCCGGCGGGCAAAGGGTCTATGCCCCGCTCCAGCAGTTGTTCCCGAAAGCGCAGTTCGTAACCATCTGGAACCTGTTTCCAGACCCGGAAGCAACCGGCATTGACGAATGCGAATACCTGATTGAGCGCCATTTGCTTGGCCCAAGCAAGGTTCGTGAACTGATGAAGCGGCCATTCTTTGATAAGATGGCTTTGCAGCGGATTCTGGATCAAGCCCCGGAACAACTGACAGAGACGTGGGATTATCAATTAGATGATTCCAACCTCTCGGCAAAGCCCATGCGATATGAGATTATCGAATATTGGGGCACTTTGGATCGGGAAACGCTGGAAGCGTTGCAGGTGAATATCCCGGAAGAATACCGGGGTGCAGACACTGTACACGTCAACGTGTGGGTTGCCAAGGACGAGGTGTTGCGTATTGTTGTGAATCCGTTCACGCCGTCACGGATTCCATACCAGATGTTCCCTTATGAGCGTCACCCTGCCCAAATCTGGGGCATTGGTGTGCCGGAGAACATGAGCGATACGCAAGCGGCAATGAACACGCATTACCGCGCCGCTCTAGATAACCTGAAGTTTGCCGGTTCATGTATCTTTGAGGTAGATGAAACAAACCTGTCCCCCGGACAGGATATGACGGTTTATCCTGGTAAGATGTTCTTCCGCCAAGGCGGGGCACCTGGACAAAGCATTTACTCGATCAGCTTTAACAATACGGCTCCGGCACATATCCAGATGTTCGACAAGGCAAGGCAACTTGCCGACGAGTCCACTGGAATTTATTCCTACAGCCACGGGGCAACTGGGGTATCAGGGACAACTCGAACAGCTTCCGGGATGTCGATGCTGATGGGCGCTGCCGCTCTGAACATCAAAAAAGTTATCCGGAATATTGACCAGTATCTTCTTGAGCCTTTAGGGGCAGCTTACTTCCACTGGAATATGCAGTTCTCTGACGACATCGAAGTTGTTGGAGACTTGAAGATTATTGCCAAGGGCACGACTGCCCTTCTGCAAAAAGAAATCAAAACACAACGCCTGTTGTCGCTGGTTCAGGTTGGCGCAAACCAGATTATGGCTCCGTTCATTAATTGGCCGGAAATCATCAAAGAGATTGCGCGTAGCCTTGACCTCGACCCGGATAAGGTCATCAACGACCCACAACAGGCCATGCTTTATATGATGGCACTCAATGCAGGACAAGCACAAGGCGCTCAAGGAGCTGGCCTTCCTTCTGGTGGAGGACAGATGCCAGAGGGTGGAGGCGCTACTGGAGGCGTCAATCCAAGAGACGTTACAGGAAGTGGTGGCGGCACCATCGGAGTCGGAGCTTCTCCGATGCCAGGGGAAGCTGGCTTTTCTGGTAACACTTAAGAATACGCTGAGGAAAAACATTGAACGGGCAAACACCAAGCGCGATTGAACAGACCCCCGTACAAACCGGGGTTCAGCCAGTGCAGCCCATTGGTGGGTCTGTCATGGCTCCTGTTTACGCGCCTAATGTTTCCTCGCAATACGCCAGCATTACACCAAGCACAACGGAAGTAAACCTTCCTTCCGTGAAGCAGCCCGGAACGGGCGAGATGGTGGGAAGCATCGCTCAGAGTGTTGCTACCAAGTATATTGGGAAAGCCGCCCTGAGTGCTGTTAAGGGGTATATGGCTTCTGCGGGCACCGCTGCTGCAAGTACCGGTGCTTATGCCACAGGCGGCGCTCTTGGATTCAGCGCCCTGCCTTCCGTTGCTTCCGCTGGAACGGCTGCGGCAGGAACAGCCGCTGGAACCACAGCAGCAGCAACTGGCACATTAGGTTCAGCAGCAGCAGGAGCAAGTACAGCACTAGGCACCGTGGCAGCTTATGCCGGGCCAGTGGCTCTTGGTTACTTTGGCGGAACAATGATGTCCAAAGTAACCGGCGGTAACCCCGTCGGAAGCGGCATTGGCGGCGCGACGGGAGTTGCCATCGGCCTTGCGGCTGGTCTTGGCCCAGTAGGGCTGGTACTCGCTGGTATCGCCGGCAGCGCAATCGGAGGATTGTTTGGCAACAAAAAGCCTTCTGGCAAAGCCGCTGGAGGAGGGTTTAACCCATTCACGGGCAAAGTGTCTGGCTTTGAATCCAAAGGGCAAGACAACGTAGGCGCTTGGAACGAACAGACCGGGCGCATTGTATCTTCTGTTGATCGGATGCAGACCATCTTGAATCTGGAAGACAAGATTTTCGAAGACACACAATTCATGCAAGGTAAGCTGGGTTTTAACCGTTTATCTTATGAAGTGAGTAGCCGAGATACTACGCAGTTTCACCTTGATCCCACCCAAGGGGTTGCTGGCGGCAAACGTCAGACACTCGGCGCATATGGGGTAGGCGACTTTGATACCCTACAGTTCAAAAGTGTTAAGGGAATTGCAGATCGACTTGCTCAATCAGGTCTGGTGACAGACCAGAAATACATTGACCGTATTTCACAGTCAAAAGCAACCAAAGTTGCTGATTTCCTTGATGATATTGAGTTTGGATTGAACCGGGAAGATATGCCGAAGGCGCAAGGCCCGTCTGTTGGGGCAATTACAGACGATCAATCTTTTGAAGAATTTTACCGCGAGTGGAGCAAAAACCGATGAAGCAGGATATGCTGGGGGGAACGGTTCCGGCAGGGGCAGAAGAAATGCCGCCGGAAGAAATGGCCCCAGAGCAAGGCGGAATGGAGGCTATGCCACCGGAAGCCGCTATGCAGCAGGCACCGGAAGAATCCCCCGCTGGCCCGGATGATGAGACAATCCGGCAGAACGTATTAGAACATATCGCCTCTCTGACAGATGAGCAGAAAAACTGGATTCAGGCAAACCTTACGCCTGAAACGTGGGCGATGATCACCCTTTTGAATGGCCGAGCCGTTGGTGAGGCGCTCCGGCCATTCGTTGATGAATCTGTTATCCTTGTGCCGATGGATCGGCGGGAGTTCCAGCAGATGTATCAACAAGGTTCGCAAGAAGCGGAAGCAATGAGCGGACAGAAGCCCTCCCAGAAACCACAACAAAGCCCGGCTACCGCTCCGATGAGCGCCCCGGTGCAGCAACCAAATGCACCCGCAGCCACTTTGTCGTAAGACAAACCCTGAGGATTAATGCCTTTACTCGATATGAGTTTCGCCGCAGCCCCTGTTGAACAGGCGGTTATGGCACCAGAGTCAACGACCAGTACGACAGATTACTCTCCAACAGCCCCCGAACAGGCCACCGCTGGAACTGGAGACCCTGAAAGGAAACGGTACGACGACAACCAAGACTGGGCGCAGCGTTATGCACACCTCCGCTCTGCTTCTGACAAACAGAAGAAAGAGTTTGAGACACGCATTGCTGAACTAGAAAAGACAATCACTAACCTGTCTGCCGCTCTGAAAAGTGACGGCGCATCTGACAAAGATATTGAGAAAGCTCAGAAAGAGATTGCTCAGAAGGAAGCGCGGGAGAAAGTTCTTCGCCGGTTTCCTGATGCAATCAAAATCCGACACTCGGAACAATTCAAGACCTGGCTTGAGGCACAGACCAAAAAAATCAAGGGCCTACTTGCCAGCGATGATGCTGACGATGTTATTTCCGTTCTGGAACTCTACACCGCTCGCATCAATCAGAATGGTTCCCGTGTAGAAGCCTCTCTTGGCGTGGATATGCCCAATGCCAAAGAACACCTTCCTCCGGAAAAGAAAGTCTGGACTGCTTCTGAAATCAATAAGATGCCGCTGAAACAGTTTGCCAAATACAAGGATGAAATCCTTAAGGCGCGGAAAGAGGGCAGATATGATCCAAACCGCTAACCAAGGAAAATGAAATATGTCTTTCCCCTCAGCCGGTTCGTACAATAACCTCCCGAACGGGGTTTTCGATCCGGTAATCTACTCCAAATCGACCCTTCTGTATCTGCGTGAAAACACCATTGCAGATCAAATCACTTCCACCGGCTTTTATGGCGAAATCTCCGACATGGGTTCGGAAGTTCGTATTCTGAAACAGCCGAAAGTGACTGTTTCGGATTATGTCCGGGGCCAAGTGATTCAGCCGCAGCCGCTGCTTGATGAGCAAATCTCGCTGGTTATCGACAAAGCCAAATACTTCAGCTTTGCGATTGACGACATCGAGCAGGCTCATAGCCATGTGGACTACACGGAAATGGCTCTGAACTCTGGTGCATATGAGCTTGCCAAAGCCTACGACCAAGACGTTCTCCGCGCCATGATGCTGGGCGCTGGTGCTGGTTCTGCTGACCTTGGCACCGACACTGTTTCTGGCTCCAAGCCAATTGGCTTTGGTTCGAGTGACATCTCGCCGGTGGACATGGTAGGAACTCTGCTCCGCGACCTGCGTTTGCAGAATGTTCCGGAAGATGAACTGTTCCTTGTTGCAGACCCGTACTTCTTCCAAGCCCTCTACAAAGAAGATAGCAAGATGATCGACGCCTCGATCACCGGGGATGCAACCTCGCCGGCACGTCAGGGCATTCGTGCTTATCGCAGTTCTGTCTGGGGCTTTACGATGTATGTGACGACCCATGCTCCGCTGAGTTCAAGCCAAAGCTTCCGCACCATCATTGCAGGCCACAAAGGCGCAACCGCCGCTGCGAAGAACCTGGTCAAACAGGAAAACTTCCGTAGCCCGGACACCTTCGGTGATCAGCATCGGGGCCTTCTTGTGTGGGGCCGCAAGGTCATCCGCCCGGAAGCCCTGAAAGTTGCTTTCGTCAGCTACACCTAAGGAGTAAAAGAGCATGGCGCTTTTCACTAATCTTGTTTCTGGCACTTCCCCCGCTACTGGGCTGAGTGCCTACACCTATAACCCCGTCATTGTCAAGCAGGAGATTGATCTCGCAAAACTGCGCACAATCACGGGATTTGCTACCGGGGATCAGATTGCTCTGCTCTCTGTTCCGGCTGACACCCTCGTTCTTGGCCTTGTGCTGGAGAACGTGACAGCCGTCACCAACGTCACGCGCTTTGATCTTGGCGATGGGGGTTCCGATACCCGTTTCGTCAACAACGCAGCCACGTTTACCCTTGGCACCAACCACACCATCGTGCTTGATGCTCCGTATCACTATGCTGGTGCGGACACCATCGACCTCAAGGTCACAGGCACGATTGCCAGCGCAACCGGCACCGTCCGCATCGTGGCCGTTCTGGCTGATGTGAGCCGGAACGAACCTGCTTCCTCGCCCGTTCTGGGCTAAACTGGTGGAGGGGCTTCGGCCCCTCCCTCTTTCTTGTTTTTGGTATGGCACTCACATTCCTTGATCTCACTAATCGCGTACTCCGGGCACTTAATGAAGTGGAACTGGATATGATTACGTTTGGTTCAACGTATGGGTTTCATTCCGAAGCCAAGTCGGCAGTCAACGCCGCAATCAGGAAGATTCTGGAGGAAGAAGAATACGAATGGCCTTTCCTTCATGCGGAAGGGAACCAGACACTTGTTATCGGGCAGAGAACATACAACCTTCCAGCCAACTGTTTTAAGGTTGACTGGGATTCATTC